AGCGTGCCAACCGTGCTACCTCCAGAGTTATACCCCTGCTTCGAAGGTAGACCTCTGCCTGATAGATGCTTTCCTGGTACTTTTTGGACGCTATGCCCAAGAGTTCCTTCTGCGAATTTTGCTGCCCCACGTATGTCACATCCTTCTTGTTGTGCTATGATTTGTAAACTATTTCCTTGTACACCGCAAGCAAAGCACACGAATAGATTCTCGTCTAGGTTTGCAGTTCCACTTTGATGTGAGTCACCATGGAACGGACACTTCAGATTGACTTGCCCATGGTCACGACGCATACTAGCACCATAGTGTTCTAGTACAGCCTTGATGCTGGGTAAATCATTCACCGAATACATCTCCTAATCGTAATACTAAATATGAATCTGCTATTGACTTTCCTCTAGCCTTGATAAGTAACGCTGGGAGGACGGTGTCACGGTCGATACCCCTTGCTTCCGCATAATGCGTTGCTTCAATCTGTGCTTCCTTTGTCCACCCACTAAGGTCAATGGCGTTGCCTGCACCTGGTGCCTTACATTCGATGATGCCAATGCTTCCAAGGAAGTCTTTGCGGACAACAACGTCGCCCTCATCTCGTGCACCTGTTCGAGCAAGTCGTTCACTATCGTATCCATTTGCTCGAAACCAATCTCGGATGTCGGTTTCAAAGGTTGCACCTCTAGCCTTGTGGCTTTTCCGTGTCGTCATTTGTAATCTCATACTCTTTAGGTAGTTCGAATTTGTCGATGACTGAACGTAATCTATCTTCGTACTCTTTAGTTAGTGCAGCTACTGCATCCTGCCAGCCTTCGACATATGCATCTTGCTTTAACTGCTTTAGTGTGTTATCTATTAACATTGTTTCTCCTCATTCTTTTGTTTGTCCAGCGAATATATCTAGCGTATCCATAGGATACAAATGTTGCGGTGGTACGTACCAAGTTCTTTCATTATATCTAAACTCATCCTTCTTACACTGACTTCCGTACGACCAACCAATTGCTTGGTATGGAGCACCTAGCCAATCTGGTCCTACACGCCTTGTCTTATGGCGCATGCCATCTGACATTAAGATGTAGACCAAAGAGTCGTTATCACGATTGGTGTACCTTAACTTAGGTTGGTCACTAAATGTATAGCGAACCTCACCAAGTCCAGGAATATCTAATTCTGTTTTCCATTTATTAAAATGAGGAACAAAATCTGTCTTACCAATCATACGAGCAAATGCTAACTCACTACCAGCAGCAACAGCATGTTGCCATAACTCCCAAAGGTCTCCCTCTGAATAGTTTACATTCTTAGTTGGGTCTCCGAAGTATACCTTCTGTCTTTGATACCCAACCTCTACTGCGATTGCTTCTTCTTGTGGTGTCAGAGAGTATGATGTAATCATACGTTCTCTGGTATATCATCAATGAACATGTACTCAGGATTAAAGGCAACCCATGTCATGAGTCCTCCTCCTGCGTCAGCTCTACCGTATCTATTCTTAACAGGTGCAACACCCATAGAAGTACCAACAACGCCGAGGGTGCATATAAGAGCAGGAAGTTGAGCAACCTTACCCTGAATAGCCGACCGTGGTTGACACGGGCTACCTTGGACAGCCTCCGAAGTGTGGTGTAGTACAACCACTGCAGCGTTAGTCGCTCTCGCAAGATACTTCAACTCCTTCATGATTGCACGCATTGATGCAAACTCTTCGCCACCATCGGTGGCTACATCCATTAAGTTATCTACAACAATCAATGTTGGTGGGCAACCCCATAGTTCTTCGAAGGCTTGCACTTCTTCATCAATATCTTGTAGTGTTGGTGCTGATTCAAACGACCATACAATGTGACTACCCTTTGCAAGTGTTGCCTTTGTCCAACCATGGTCTGTATTCATCAATGCTTCAACGTCAGTCTGTGACTTACCTGAAATCATTGAGGCTAATCGCATAGCCATCGTGTGTGCATTGGTATCTGCTGAGATGTAAAGTGTTGGGACTTTCATCTTCAACGCTAAAGCCAGTGCTAGTGTTGACTTTCCGACTCCAGGTGCGGCTGCGAACATCGAAACCTCAGAGCGCCTAATGATAATCTTGTTACTTTCGAATGCCTTAAAGCAACTAGGGAGCGGTTCTCCACCAATACTGGAACGACCAACTGAGCGGACAAGTGTACGCATCCTGATTCATTCCCTTCTGTATAGAAAGAACGCAGCCACTTCTGTGGTGTACGTCGGTAGCTGCGTTCCTTCATTAACGTTTTAGTTTACTGGCTTGCACTGGTCGGGTGTCCCCTGTGGGGTTGGGCATGCCCAGAAAGCGTAAGGCTTCCCACTCGCTTTGCTCACTCCCTGTCGGAAGATTCTCGCTCCGTGTACGCACGTCGGGCTTGCTTGTCCCGTTGGTGTAATCGCGCTTGGTGGAGGTGTAAGTGACGGACCCTGCCCCTGGCTGGGAGCGGAGGATGTGAATTGCGTAGTGCTTGGAGTTGAAGGCGTGGTCCCCAAAGGGGCTGCATTGTAAGCACCAACAACCAATCGTTGCACTGCTGCAACCTGAGTTGAGTAGTCACCAACACCTTCGAGCAACACACTTAGTTCGTCAGCGGTGTTAGCACGGACGTTAATCATGTCACCAGCAGGTGTCTTATAACTAACTTGTAGTTTCCATTCTTCCATTTGTTATCCTATCTTCGTTGAGAACTGACAGTGTGCTGTCAATCCACATTTATATTGGCAGTTGTTTGTGTTCGGTAAAAAGATTCCAGCCTTACGAGCCTTGTCAAATCCTGCTACAAGGTACTCAAGTTTATCCTCTGTGTACTGCTCGAGGCTAACAAGAGGTGACACACCGTGCTGACGTGCCATCCAATAGGTCCCCCACTTAACATCGATACCAAAGGTCTTTAACATACCGACCTTGTAGAATCCGAGTTGCAGTGTATTGGTTGGTGTTTGCTGAGAGGTTTTTAAGTCGACGATAACCAGTTCGCCATTGACTTCAAACACCCTGTCAAGAATCATCTTGACTGACACGCCAGCAAATTCAGGTAGCATCGCTAACTCAATCGCTGGTGCGCCTTGTGGTGTTTTCCACAGCTTCCAGTTAGGGTTAGCCTTACGCCAATCAATGTACGCCTGTACCCATTGAGGTCCAGTCGCTTGCCAAAAGTTAACATCTTCCTTCTGTGGGTTAGCCTTGGTTGCTCGACCACCAACACGTGCATTGGTCAGGTCCTTGTCACCAAGTTCTTGTGCCCAGGCCTTAGCCCATAGTTCATTCTGCATTTTCTAAGTCCCACATTTCTGTCGCTGTATGGAAGGCAGAGCCACCTACTGACCAGACTGATGGTTCCTCAGGAACCTGCATGAGTCGACCAAGGTAGTACTGATAACCGCAGTCGACATAGGTACTGAACGCTGAGTAACTCACGTGTTCAGGTAATTCGTAATCTCCAAGTTGTATCATGAGATAACTATAACACACTCGGACATCAGTGCCAATAGGCATACCTGAGTCGCTTACTTACATGGTCAGATTCTATGTGTATAATTAATATTAATATATAATAATATAAACCCCCTTCGGGGGTTATTATATATATAATATATATACTATAGGAGATACTATGTTAGAAGTTTTCTTTGGAGTATTACTAGCAATTGCAGTACGTGATGTATATCTAGAACTGATTGAGCGATACAGACAGTACCGATTCAAGAAGGACTTGAAGGCCATGGGTGACCTACTTGAGGACTTCGAAGCCGACGATGACGACATCAAGTAACATTTAGAAACGACAAAAGACCCCCCAACCTAGGGTGATTACCTTAGGAAGGGGGGTTTCTTGTGTCTATGGGCCTGCTAGGGCCCTTAAATGGTTACTCTTCGGAGCCTAGTCCGTACTCAGTCTCAGTCTTATCTGCCCATTTAGCCAATGGAGCTGTCACTCCACCGATTAGGATAGCATGCTCAGGCTGCATGTCCATGATAAGGGCTAACCCCATAGTCACGGCTGATGCAAGGACGGCACGTAGATAGGACTTGATAGCAGCTACTTCTTTTGGTCCGAAAAACTTCTTGATTAGTTCTTTCATTTGTTCTCTTTCTTTTTTGGTAGGGGCTTTAGTCTTGATGCCGCTAACCTGGCTTGGTCAGCAGTCTTAAACACTGGCTTGTCTAACCATGGGAACCATGGGGAGTCGTCGTTCCCACAGTTATCCTTGATTGATATATGTAAATGCTTGTTGTGTGGATTGCTACCAGTGTATGGCTTATCGCCTCTACCTGGCATCCATATCTGACCCTTGAAGATTAGATACTTGACACGCTTGTCCTTCTTCAACTCCTCATAGATTTCATGGCAGTCGATGTTGCGTGCAGGGTCATGAGTTAAATCAACAGCAAGACCTGTGTTATGGTCGCTGTTGGGGTTCTGTGCCTGATGTGCTTTCGACGGCAGAAGTCCATCGGATGCTTTCATACGCGATGGCGCTATCTTGGTGGCTTGTCGAAGGACAGCAATAGCGGCAGGTGTGGCTTTCTTGACAACAGGCTTCATTATTTGTCATCTCTTCCTCTTTGTAGCATCATCTGATAAAGTACTTCTACTTTTTCTTCAAGTCGAATAACGGAATCTTTTAGGCTCGAGCCAGAGTTAGGTTTAAGTTCATACAGGTAGTGCTTAACTAGCCAGCGTACTGATGTGGCAAATGCTGCAACTAAAGTACAAACAGATACGGCTAATCCTAGCCATTGAGCAGAAGACATTACACAGTCCTAATCGTTATATCAATGACACCACCATAGCCCGTGAAGCCACGGTCTGGAGGTGTGAGGCGGGTGAAAGAGATTTGTTCAATGACAGCCTGACGTGACTCACCTGTGGTAAGGTCCTGCCATGTTATAACGTCACCGCTTTCTTCAACGGCTTCAAGTTGGTTGATTCTATCAAAGGCTCTGCCTTCGTAGCCAACCTGTACGTTATATCTATCTGTCTCCACGTCATAGCAATAGACGGGGAATCTCATTACTCGCTGTCTAGGCGTAGCAATAGTTGCCTTAGCCTGATAGCCTTCCATGATTGGTCCCTTGGTAGCATTAGTACCATCACGGGTTAGGATAAATTTATACGCCAAGTATTCTTGGGCTGTCTGTGGGGTTGATGTCGTTACTTCAACTGGCGGTACCATTGCATCATATGTTATGACATCGTACTCTGTTCCATTTGCATCAACAGTTTCTAGTGTTATTGAGCCATAAGTATAGTCACCACGCGCAATAAGTCGCTTGAAGTTCTTAGGCTCTAGGGTGTTGTATCTGATGTATCCAGTCTGTAAGTAACCAGAAGAAAGAAGGTTGGCTGACTCAAGGTATACTGCACCATCAGTTACATTGTATGCCGTAGCAAAAGTAATACGGTTAGTAGTACCAAGGAAGGCTACTGCTGTTGTATAGTGTACCGTTGAC